AAAGTATCCCTTTTCTAACAAACAATTTAAAAACAAAGAACTATAAAGAATCCAAAAGAGTATTGTATTTTTCAATCATTTCAATTAAATCCACATCAGCAAATTTAACTGTTTTTTGAGATTTTATATAAAGTTCTTCAGGGAAGTTTTCACCATATTTTGAACAAAGATATTTAGTATATAAATAAATTTCTCCTGCTCTAAATACATTGCATCCTGAACATTGAACATTACAATTATATTCATCCCATCTCGTAGAATAATGTTTTCTACTTGCCCAATGTCCATTCTGAAGTTTTGACCAATGGTCTTTTTTACCACAAGTAACACAAGTAGCAATTTCATTAACTGCGTCTTTACGTCTAATGTATTGACTAAATACTGTATCTAATTTAGTAACTAAACTTTTTCTTGTTGGCTTCTTCATTTGTCAAATGTAATTATACATTATTAACATTAATATACAATAACTTTATTTTAAAATAGTATTGTTTTAATTTTTTATCCTGTAACTTTGCCTTGTAATCAAAAAACAAAATAAGTATTTAAAAAAAAGATTAAAATAAATAACCAATAAAAAACAAAATAAGTTTACAAAAAAACAAAGTGTGGAGGGCGAATATACAAAAAATTTAAATAAACAACTTTGACTTTAATTTATAAACCATATAAGCCAATAGTATAATAAATAACAATATTAAGATAATAAAATAATTAGCTTTTTTATCTATTTCTTTTTTCTTTTCTTTTACCTGTACTTTTGTTGTTTGTTGTTTATCTTCTATTTTAGACACTTTTTTTTCTTCTTTATATAAAGTGTTATCTTTTGTCTTTTTGTACGTTAAAACAACGTTTTTATAGCTTATACCATTTATTACAATATCTTTTAAACTATCTAATGGTGTTATAGTAAATTCATCTATTGAAATATCATTTTTAGTTTCTATTTTAATATCTTCAACTGTTGCAGTTTTAACAACTGTTTCTGATATAGAATCTTTTTTAATAGTATCTACAATAACTTTTCTTGAAGAACAAGATGCAAATAATAAAAATAAAATAAATAGATATTTCATTATGATATAGTTAGTGTTATACCTTCCTTTGCTTCCTGCATTTTTTTAAATAAAGAATCATAAGCCTTTCTTGATTGGCCTATAAAGTCTATACCTCTTGTTCTACCAACTAAAATACATCCTTCTGTATCGTGATTAGTATTACCTGCGTGTATTCTTACTCCTTCAAAGTTTGGTACATTCAACAATAAAGGCATTAATCTTTTAAATCTATTAGATTGATTAATTATAACTTTATATGTACCTTTTGGTATAGCTGTTTCTGATTTAATCTTTACATCTCTTTCAATATCCTCAAGTGTATAGCATTCAAATTTACCATCAATAGTTAATTCACCTATTGTAGATTTATCTGTTCTGTGAAGTCTTTTAAGATGTAATTTCATTTTGATAAAATTTTAATTATTGTTCCTATTAATCCTGCTGTTAATACTCCTGCTACAAATTTTAACTGACCTATGTAAACTGATTTTTTAGCCATATCTAATTCAATAGATTCTAACTTTTCTTTTAAAGTTTCTATATCGTGTCTAATGGTATCTATATCAGAAATAACACCTTTATTACCATTTACTTTAGAACCTACTAATGCACTTGAAATATGCTGTAAATCTTCTTTTATTAAGCGAAGGTGTTGCTCCATTCTATCTAATCTTTCTTTTTCCTGATATTCCATTTTAACTCTTAAATATTTTAACTATGTCCGTAAATCCTTGTATGCTTACATAAGCTGTTGCTATTACTACCCAATCTTCTGATGTTAAATCACCTGCAAATAAACCACAACAAGCAATCAAAAACACCATTAGTTTTCTTGAAATAACTTTGTTTAGTATTTTATCTAAATTATTCATAATTCAAATATTGGTGTTGTTCAGGTATTTCATCTTCTGAAATTTCAAATAAATCAGGATGATTAACTATTGATGGATGTAACTCTAATGGTTCTTCAGCTATTACAACTGTGTAACTATCTGTTCCGATTGTGTTTATTTGTCTTATGTGTTTCATTATGTTGTGAAATATTGGATTGAATAATATGCTTTATTAAATGATGCACCTGTTCTTGTAACTACTACTTCATAAACACCACTTGATTTAATTCTTAATGCAGTTATTCCCATAGCACCAACAATAGCTCTGTTTGCTGATAACGTACCTGTACCATAAACTATTACATCTCCTGTTGCGCTAACTGCTGTTGGTAATTCAGGAGTAGGACAATCAGAAGGTAACTCACAAGCGATTGCAGAAACAGTTGTACCCGTAGTAGCGTAATCTAAATTGATTCTTAAAGTAACTAATTTACCTACTTGAGTAAAAGAATAACTATGATTTATAGCACCACTTGGACTCGTTGTTGCAGTTACTGCTATTGTTCCTGTATATGCTTGTTGTGCTAAACTTTTAAATACTTGATTAGCTCCATTTGCTGTTGCATTTGTATTATTAGCAATTAAAGTATAAGCTGATAAAGATTTATCTTGCTTTAAATCTAAATTACTAATAGTAGCATATAAAGCATCTGCTTTGTTTTTAAGATAAGCAGACCATACTAAAGACCAAGTTATTTTTTTAGCATTGTTTGAATCTGCACTATCATTTATTACTACTGAATCATTATCTACTAAAAAACTTTTTAAAGTTAAAGCATTTCCAAAACTACCAAAGATTGAACTTGTAAGTGTAGCTTGTTTAGAATTTATTTGCGTTTGAACAGAACTTGTAATCCCTTTTAAATAACTCAATTCAGTTAAATTAGGATATACATAATTAGATGCTACAGCAATTTCTCCTAATCCATTATCAATAATTAATGAACCAACTCCACTATTACCATAATTAATAGGTATTTTAGGATTAGAACTAAAAGTTTTTATACCCGCAATAGTTTCATCTGCTGTTTTATGAACTACATTTGAATCGTTGGATGGTGTATATCCTAATACGGTTGCAATAGATTTATTTTTCCATAAATCAGTAGAACTTTCATAAACTAAAACTTCATTATTTGTTGGTGTTACTATTTGGCAATCGTGTATTTCTTCTAATTCAAAACCGTTCATAATACCGACCTCAATTTGTCCTTGTGTTGGGTGTACTCTTGTAACTTTACCAACGTAAACTAAATGCGTAGGTGCTAATATTTTTGATGCAGTATAAGTTCCTGCAGTAACTCCACTTAAATAAAGTTGAGCCCCTTCTGCAAAAGATGATGTATCAATCCCACTTAAATCACCAATAATAACACAATATCCTAAACCATTATTTAAAATGTCAGATTGTAGTAATCCGAATGTTCTTGCACTTAAAGCATCTGTTGTAGCAAGTGCTTTTGATACTAAAGGCTTATTTCCATTTGCACCTGATATATAAACAACTGTACCTTTTGTTAAAGTAGCACCTGTCATATTTTTAACTTCTCTAACTATTGTTCCTGCTTGTCCTGCAGTTGGAATATCTAAAGCAGTTATAAATGGATTTACACCATCAGCACCATTATTAGTTAATTGATTTGTAGAAGTTGGTATAGTAGGCTTGTTTAGTATTTGAGCATCTCCACTCGTAGCATTCCAATCAGCATTTACATTTACTTCTGCACCTGATGCTATTCCTGCTAATTTAGTCTTTTCTGCACTTGTATAATCTTCTGTGCTTAATCCTTTACCTGTAACTTTATCTACTTTGTTACCAAGCAATGTATCAATAGCTGATTTAGTGTATCCTATAACCCAAGATAAAGCACTTCTTACATAAGCATTTGCATCATTTGGTGCATCTGATATTCCACCACCACCTCCTGATTGATTAACCCATTGAGTATTGAAATTAGCACTATCAATTTTTGCTAAAACTTGACCTGCTGTTCCACCTACAGGTACATTACCATTTCCTGCATTAACTTGTGTTATGTTTACAGTTGTTAAATTAGGTTGTACTGTAATTGCAACCGAATCATTTGTTTCGTAAACATTAAT